TAAAGCACATGACTATTGTTTGGTTACTATGTTATCTTGAAGTTGTTCGTCGTATATCTGTTGTAAATAATTAATTACACTACGTTGTCCTACTTTAAACCATACCAATCTATCGTCGTCTGTCAAGAGGGGACATTTATCCGGGTATAGCTTGTCAAGCTTATCTATTAAATCTTTGCTAAGTGCTGGTAATACTATTTCTTCACTCATCATAAAATATTAAAGTTAATATTAAACCTGTAGCTGTACCTAGCATAGCTCCTGAAGCATATACTAATTTAGTAGGTAGATTAGATTTTGATATATCTTGCACATTAAAAGTCCACACTAAACTGATAAGAAAACCAACGACCAATGCACCTATAAACTTTTTATTAGCTATTTGCCATGTATTTAAGGAAATCAAACTTACCTGAAGCCATGCTAATGTAAAGTTTCTCATACGCCACACATCCCTTCGCACTCACTCAAGAAGTCAAAAACATTCTGACCCTTGTCTATATCGGTGGACAAATCAACTTCGTCTAACGGCTTTAACGATTGATGCGTGTAAACTTTCTGACCTTTAGAGCCTGTATTTCTTATTCTTTTATCTAAGTCTACTGCTTTGTCCCATGATTCTTTATCGTTATTTTTTAAATCCCTCCAATCTTTCTGCGACCTAAACGGACAAAACCAACAAGAAGATCGTGGGGGTTCAGGATAACCATGCTTCTTTAACCACGCTTTGCAATCTAATCTGTGCATCCTTCTGTCAACTAAAGGCCACTCGTGTTTAATCCATTTCTCTCTGGAGTCTTTCATGCGTTGAATCTCGTCATAACTTATTCCTATATAGACGGTAGCCTCAACTTCTTTGATCCGCTGTCTTGGTACATAGCCACACAACTCTCTAATCTTTTTATTGATTGGTTGTATCTTATACATATTAGTACATTGCCTAGCACCTAGCCCCGTCTCATCATAGAATGGAACTTGTATAAACTTCTTCTCCTTTATCCCAGTCTCTACGTGATCTAATAGACCCTCCTTGTGTTTAACTATATGAATAGGAAAAGGAAGTTCTTTCTTTAACCACTCCAAGTAATCATATACTGCTTGAGGCTCCGCTCCTACATCACTGAAGATAGCACAGTCAGGCATAGGCGTTAACTCACCACGTGCAAACATTAAAGCTAATGTAGACGACTGTACCCCTGCTCCTAAACTAAGTATGTGTTTCATCTCTATATGTTATATCGTCCAGTTCTTTCGGGAGCTTCCCTTGTTTAATCTTTTCTTCAGTCCAGCACCAAGCCGACGCATTCCACAAGATAGCACCCGCATGATCCTCCGTTTCGTCTCCTTCAGCCAACGCTAACAAGTGCCTGAACATACTGTCGTACAGTCGTGTTAACGGGAATCCTTTTCTCCAGTTGTTGTCTCCGTAAAGCTTGCCGCCATCTTCAAATCTTTTGGCGAGACTGCGTAAGGCGATTGGAGGAATAAGCGAGGGTCGTCCCCGTCCAATGTCCCCGTCACGTCTAGCACCTGTGGTGAAATCTTTAGTATATCCTTGGTTTGGTAGTTTCTCGGTGTCCATAGTTTTTTTATTGTGTTAGTTCTAAAGCAGTAATTATCCGCTTGCAGCAGCCGTGCCATCCAAGCGTTCATCAGAGCATCGTTCTCGGTCATGCCTACATCTTCGTAGCATTTCTTCACCACATCCCATTCGTATCCTTCTTTCTCAAGTAGACGTTTGGCAGTGACAGCTCCCACTTTAGGCACACCACTGTATCCATCCACAGCGTCACCCGTCAGTGTTTGTATCAGGTGATATCGGTCTGCGTCTTCCTGACTGACGTGATGCGTTTCGTCTTTGTTGAAGTCGTAGTAGATGCCCGGTACGCTTTTGAAGTCTTTGTCAATGGAGACGATAATCGTTTCCTCATCCATCTTTTTGTCCGTTGCCAGAATTGATATGACGTCATCTGCTTCTAAGTTCGGCCATAGTTGACCGTCCATTTCTTCTATTATCCACTTCTTTACTTGTTTTAATATGATAGGTAATCGACTCTTTGATCTGTTAGATTTGTAGTCGGGATTAAGAATACGACGATAGTTAGCACGATCAGTCAAAGCCATAACGATGTCGTCTGCTTGTAACTTCTCTTTGAACTCTTCGACGCGATTAACAATACGAGCTTTGGCTAGTGCCATGTCTGCGTGTACTGTCCACATCTCCTCCTTCCACTCAATTGATTCCTCGGCTATTACTGATGCTTCAAACGCTAACACGTCAGCATCAATCAATAATGTTTTATTCATAATATAGGCTCCAGTTGTCCTGCCATTTCTTGTACTTCGATGTACTGTCAGGTGCTGGGTTTAGTTTTACGGTTTTAGATTGTATTTCATTTCTTGGTATCATCCACCACGTGTCTTCAGGTACAACATATATACCAACAACATCGATGTCGTTTGACATATAGTCTTTATTCTCACAACCAACGGATGTAACACAGCTATAACAATTCCTAGCCGGAGTAGCCCGTGTGTTGGTTGCTTTGATTTGTACCTTTAGGGTTCCTGCTGGACACGTGACGATCATATCCCACGGCATTGGTGTTACAGGTAGGTGCGGTTCAAAGTTCCGTTCCAAACATTCAGTAATAAACTTTTGTTCAGCTATTGCTCCTGTTCGCTGGGATGATGAGGACGGCATAGGTAGGTTGAGGTCAACAGTATCGTATAATTCTGCAACCTTCAAGTGCCAATCGTATTCAAGCTCTAGTGTGTCTGTGCCCACGTCTCTCCGATCTTTGCTTCCCCGTCCAACATGACATTTAGTTTTAACTCCTTACCTGCACGTCGTATTGCATCCACTGCCAACTCACAGAACACACTTGCTTTATCAGGTTTGACCTCTGCTTGGAACTCGTCGTGGACGTTAGCAACAAAGCTGTACTCTCTACCGTGTTGCCACTTCATTTGATTAAGACGAGTGAACAGTTGAAGTAACGCTACCTTCATACACACAGCACCTGCTGATTGTAACAACATATTCAACGCAGCGTGTGGTGAACGAACAGGAAGTATGCGACCATCCAACCCAGTCAGCTTGTTGCTTCGTTGTACCTTTTGTTGCACATCAGCCTGTAATCTTTTCAGTGCTGGTAGGTTACTCAGGAACTTACGCTTTAACATCTGTCCTTCTTTAGCACTACCACCCACGATCTCTCCAATCTTAGCGTCACCTGCTCCGTAAAGGAAGGCGTAGATAAATGTCTTAGCTTGGTCTCGTGTCTCCAGTCCTGCTGCTTTCTGATTCAGTGTGTGGATGTCTCCTTCGATAACTGTCTTAGCATATTCACCTCCGTCATAGTAAGCTAGGTAGTGGGCAAGCATTCGTAGTTCCAGTCCTGCTGCGTCACACCCGACTAACTTGTACCCGTCTCCTGCTTTAAACAGATCACGACATTCCTCTCCATATTCAGCACGACAAGCAGGTACTTGAGCTACGTTAGGATTCTGATGGGTACAACGACCAGTGACTGCACCGTTTGTGTTGACTCTACCGTGTATCCGTCCGTTCTTTTGTAGCTTCAACCACGCTTGATTACCCTCTGCTAATTGTCCTAACCTCTTGGTAACCAACAAGTAATCACACAACACCTCAGCAAACGGGTGCTCAATACTACGCAGCACAGCTTCGTCTACCTTGGGTGTCTTAGCATCAGGTTCTATCGGTAGTTCGTACCCTAAAGACGACAAGCGTTCAGCTATCTGCTGACGACTACCGGGATTAAACGGTACTATCTTAGTCTTGTTAGCTAACTTGACTGCATCTTTGACTAGCGTCTGCTTTAAGTTACGACTCTTCAGTTGTTTCTTTAGTTCCGTCTTGGTTGCAGCTGAGATTATTTCGAGTCCGTCGTTCCATTCAATCTCTAACGACCAACCACTCGGTGTCTTCATCTCTTCCGTCTTGGATGGAAACTCTTTCTGTAGTTTATCCAGTAGATCAGCACGAACACTAGCAAGTTTCATCTCCAGTTTCTCTGCTTTCTCGATGTCGAACGCGAACCCTTGCTTCTCTTGCAACCTCATCAGGTATGCAAACCAGTGCTCGATAGCTAACATCTGACTGCTAGGTTTACTACTCATCAGATAATCATACAGCAGTTGTGTTACGATTGTGTCACGTTCGCAATACTTCCTCATGTCCTCGTTGTAACTGTCAAACGCACCGTCTTCCTCTCCGTATGATAGCTTAGTTAGTTTGTCTAGCCGTAACCCCCACGCCTTTAACGAGTGACTACCTATTAAAGTCTTATCAAACTTATGTCGTAAGAAGTCGTCGTTGCGGACATCAGGGTGTATACACTTAGCCATGACCATCGTGTCCAATACTTTAACAAGCGGTGGATGGAAGCTGTACAGTTTACCAAGAGCAGGTATATCAAAACCAAGGACGTTATGTCCGACGATATGCTCTGCCTTAGCTAACTCATTTAGTCCGTTCTGTATGCCAGCACCGTGATACGTTATCATCTTGGGCGTGGTAGGATCGTAGATAGATAGACAGTGAACCGTCTTTAAGTCAGACAAGTTCGACCAATCCTCTATCGCATTTGTTTCTATATCAAAGAATAGTGTTTTCATTTTACTAATTTCTATCTAAGTCCGTTAACACTGTATTTCTGTACCAATTCTCGGACTCCTTAAAGGATTCCGCTAACAGCCCCTCCAACTTCTTATCTTTGGAACATCGCTCCCACATAGCACACATTAATCCAGTAACAAACACTTGATAAAAATCACCTCTATACGGTTTGTTATTGGTAACCGTTTTAAGTAACGAATCGAATAAGCTACTTGCATAGTTACATATAACATCACAATCCCTCTTGGTTATCTCTTCACTCAAAGGTCGTGTAGCCATTTCAGTCATTTCTTTTACTATCTTCTCAATTAATCTTTTTTCTTTTATCATATTTAGAATGGGTTGTTAGGTTTATCTTCGAAGACATTACTGTCCTCTGTGTATCGTCCTGTGTCGTGGTCGTAGTGAAGTGTTAAACAGTGACCTGTCTCTCCACTAAAACGATTCTTCAGGACTCGCACTCTTGTTTCATTACTTGTTGTGTCTGCTTGTTGGTTTCGTTCCAGTCCAATGACCATGTCCGATAGTTGTGCTATAGCCTGACTACCACGTAGATGGTGTAGGCTTACTCGTCCTCCTTCTTCGTGACCACTATCCACTCGCTTCAAGTGACTGACTAACACCATACCACACCCTGTCTCTTCAACAAGACTACGCAGCTTGGTCATGGTGTTATCAATCAATCGTCGTTCGTCATCTCCTGCAATACCACTGACAACAATCGATAGGTGATCTAGGAATATCCATTTACAATCGAATCCTTTTATCAGATAACGTATCTTACCCAGCAAGTTGTCACTGTCCATACTTCCGAAGTGATCGTAGGTGTAGAACTTTCCGTTCCCTACTGTCTCTTCAAACGCAGGACGTAACGCTTCCGTGTCTAGTTGTTCGTCTTCAAGGTGTAATGGTTTGTTCAGATGGATGCCCATGATACCAAGAGCTGTACGCCTGACGGATTCTTCCAGTGCTATATAACCTACCGTCTCGCCAAGACCTATCAGGTGGTGACAAACCTCACGACAGAACAGGGACTTCCCGATTCCACTACCCGCACATACCGTCACTAGTTCTCCTAGTCTAAGTCCGTGTGTCGTTTGGTTTAACCCATAGTATGGATACGGTACTGCTTTATGTTCGTCAGTATTACTTACCAACTCCCATAAGTCCTTACCGTTTACGATTCCGTCAGGTCTGTACTCTCTTGCTTCATATAAACAACTGACTAACTCTTTCGACTTGCCACCTGTCAACATATCAGACGGGTCCTTCAGTGGTAGCTCTGCGATGTGTGCTTTGCCGGGTGTCAGGAGTGCTGCACATTCAGCTGCTCCCTTTCGGCCGACATCGTCCATATCAAAACAGAACACCACTTTCTCGAACCGTTCCAACCAGTCGATAGCTTGTGCCACGTGTTTCTTTGCAGCACTTGCTCCGTTCGGTACGCTGACCACAGGCCATCTATTATCCATAGCTTGACTAGCGGACAACGCATCGATCTCTCCCTCGACTACAACAACACGACGACCTCCCTCTTTCCACAGGTGCTGACCGTACAAACCGATCAACTCACCACGAACACTGAAGTTCTTTTTAGCGTATCGTATCTTCTGAGCAACAGGTTTGCCATCTCGTGTCTTATAGTTAGCTATCTGTACATCCTCACCATTCAAACGACCAACCCAGTAGCCCCACTTACGACACGTTTCCTGTGTTAGGTTGCGTCGTGGTATTGCTTTGGGTTCGCCAGTAAGAAACTCTCTCGGTGCTGGTTCACTCATTGCTTTTCCTCGTCCTCCACTATAACTGTTGCAACTGAAACAATAGGTGCTTCCGTCGTCGTTGGTGGAGAGAGCGTCACTACTCCCACACTTTGAGCATGGTTCATGCGTTTTTGTGAAAGCCATGACTTCGGTATAACTTTATCTGCATATTTAATTCCCTTCTTTTCGCACCACATTGCATACGTTGTCTTGGACTTCTTGTTAATCTTGTTACTCGCTCGTTGAAACACCATGCGTATATCTAAGTGCGGGTGTTGCTTGCGTACTAACAAGTGCTTTGTCCTGTCCTCCACCGTCCACACTCCCTTGGCCTCAACAATGATGCCGTTAGGAAGTATGAAGTCGGGAGTGTATGTGCTGACCTTCTGATATTCAATAGTTAACGTCTCGTACTTGAACTCAACGCCACTACGTTTCAGTTGGTGTGCTAATTTAGATTCAAATCCAGAACGATAACGATTATTAGAAGTTCGCTGTGACTTCGGTTTCGTCCGTTTCTTCCGCATCGAATGTTGTGTCTAGGTTTTCACCGCCATTAACGTATCCTTCTTCTTCCGTAGTAAATCCGAAAGCATCAGCTGCCACGCCACTTACGCCTCCGTTCTGTAACTCTATTACTTGAACAGCTTGCAGCTCGAACGATACACCAAATCCTGCCATCGGTGTGTACCAAAACCTCGGACGAAATGCCATGTTTACTTTACTACCACCCCACACTTTAACATCTTCGGGTAACGGTTGACCTTTGGAATCAAACAAAGCAATCGATAGACTGTAAACACTACCGTCTTTACGTCTGCCTCCAGCTTTTAACTTGGACTTAACAACAAAAGCACCGTCCTCTTCTTTGATCGGGAACTCTTTCTGTTCAATCTTCTTACCAGCGTTCTGTTCTTGCACAGTCTTCAACTCCTCTTCGTACAACGGACGTATCGTGCTCTTCAGCACATCAGCTTGGTCTTTATCTATAACTAGGTCACAACTGTACGTACCAAACTCAGGCTCAAACCGTTTGTTAGGTTCGTTAAGGTGGCAGTATTTAGCTGTACCTTTTACTTTTATTACTTGGTGTTTCTTTCTTGCTTGTATACTCATTGTTTATTTATCGGTGTTATGACAGCAGATACATTGCTCGATCTATTGCGGTAACATCTAGGTCACCAAGTTCAGGCAGTTCAGGCAGTTTTGCTGTCGAGTGTTGATTCAATAACTCACATCTGAACTCGGCTAGTAAGTCAATTGAAAAGAAATTCTTGTATGTTTTTCGTACATCTTGGTGTACCTTTCGGGCGTTAGCTGCGTGGCATATAAAGCAATCGTGAACAAAGCCCATTGCGTACGGCATATCGTACGCTAATCGATGGACAACAGCTGCATCTATCCCGTGTATAAAGTTAGCAGTGACACTACGTCGTTGTGCTTTGGGATCGATCTCATCTGTTTCTAAATCAAAGTCTAACCACGTAGTAATACTTCCTGTGATAGTTCTTACTTTTGATTTCTTACTCTTAGTCAACCCTTGAATGATCTTGAAACCTGATGGTGTGGTCCATTCAAACATACGGTTACCTATTGCATTGGCACAACCACGTAAAAACTGTTGGATACGGACAACACTTTCCAGTTGCTCTCGTGCTACCGTGTTAAACTGCTCGGTCAGGTAGTTGATCGCGTCTATATCCTCACCCACTTGAAACGGATGGTTGTCTCCAATGATTGCAAGGAATCGTGACATGACTTGATAGAATGATTGACCGTATGGTTTGTTCATCACTGCTGCCTTTGCCATAGCTCTTGTCACTCCGTACTTGAACCATTCAGATGCCACGTAACTATCCTTTGACTGCTCCTTTAAACGTTCGTACACAAGGTCAGCTATGTACTGGTACATATCGCCCGGTGGTTGATCAGGTACTAGGTTGCAGTGCTTCGCGTGACGTGTATCCCGTAATAACAAATGCAATATCTGCATACCG